TTTGAATTCGATGATAAAATCGAAGAGATCAGGGCTTGTCTCGTACCTCAAAAGGTGCAGACATTAACCCCTGATCAGAAGATGGGATCAAATCTCCTCCAGGAATTGGAGAATAAAAGAAAGGCCGTTTTGGCTGAATACGATGCTCAGGAGACTGAGTTAATGGAAAAGTTGAAGAACTTAAGGGCTGAACGAAACACGTTCGGTAACGAGGTAGGGAAGAAGTTCCCTATGCTTAAGAAAGTCAAGGACGCTCGGTCTGTTATGCTAACCGAGCCAGAAAGACAGGGAGCTATCGAAAGATATCTCGCTTCAGTTGAACTGAGGCAAAGATTTACTCAAGAATCCTTCTTGATGTTTGTTCGCAACAACAAAGCGAACAAAGCAGAAACTGCGTTATACGCAGGGTTTCGTGAGACTCTCTCAGGGTCTTCGATCATATCGGGCGTCGGCCATGCCCAGCAAAAAGCAGCTTCTCAGAAAGCTGCTGGAGCTGGCGCATTTGTCCCGCCCAAACCTATCCTCGACGAGGATATTTTTGACGTGGATGGCCTATAGGCTGTCTTCAGGGGAGAAATTTCTCCCGCCACTGCCTCACTCAAGAAATGGAGGGTGGGGTAACCATGACGCAGCCGCGTCTATGTATGGTAACAGATACGAATTTTTAACGTATCTTGAGGATGAGGAATATTACCCTCAGAAAATCTCTCCATCAGTTCCTGCAGAAAGGAATTTTTTTCAATGCTCAGTAATGAGAGGTCTAGGTGGTTCCGAATCTAGATTTCTCACTGAGCTGCATGATGAGGTTAGGATCGGAGGAGGCACGGATGACGGGTTTAGGACCATAGCTAAACTCGATAAATCTCCGACCCCTTTCGAGCCGAAACACCCGGCCTCATATTATGTCAAGAAAATGGGTGGTTCGAGGGGCTGTATCAAGCCTACTCCTTTTGATGCTCTGTCTTATGGTCAGAACCAAAATCTCAAAGCCAACCCAGGTCCCACTTATAGGGACATGGGTTTCATGACTAAGGGTGAGGCTCTCCAGGTGGGCATCCAAGTAACGAAAATGTTACTTAATTCAGCATCTAAAGCACCGATTTTAGGTAGTTTAGCGCCTCGCTACAGGATGGCCGGCAGATCAAAAAAAATGACTAAGGAAAAACTTAGGAAGAAAGTCGAGGATCAAAGCATCCTTGGGAGAAACATATTTATGGCGGATTGTCATGAATCACTCGTTACTGGGATTTTTACCCAACCAATGACAACATGGTGTCATGATGAGTCTTTTGGAATTCATATCGGATTCAACAAATATTCTTCGGATCCTACGAAGTTAGTTGAAAGATTAAAACCTTTCAATAAGTATATAAATGGTGATTTCTCTGCATTTGATTTAAATGTGTCTAATAGAGGAATAGCTTTCTGCATGGATATTGTTGCAGAACTGTTTGCCATAGACCGAGAAGAAAATTCTCTGTATACAAACC